GAATAAAAGTGCAGTGTTACAATCACTTGATAACGTACATAAACCAGTTGTGTCTTCTTTCAATCCAAACACAGGACAGTACGCAGTCCTACAAGACCCTGTACTTTCAAAGATATTCGGTACAATCGTAGAGATGTCAGGTATACCTATCTCATCTGCTATGTTGAGGACATCAGGAGCGCCGACTGCACCGACACAAGGAGCAGACTTATCAGCTGTAGCACCTGCACCTGCACCAGCGATTTAATATGGAGAACTTACTGCAAAGATTTAACGGAGACCCTCACACCAAAGAAGCGGTCTTATCATTTATCGCAGACCATTTAGAAAAAGAGATTATAAGGCGTGCTAGATTGGGCGAAGATGTAAAATCTCTCGCAGAAGCAATCAACGAAGTAGTAAGAGCATTTGATAAATTGGAAATGGAATATGGAATACAAACCCCTAAACCTAAAGAAACAAATCAAGCAAGGTAATTTTAATGACCCTTTAGAAAGGGAGCGTGTACTTATGCGTTACGCTGGGATATTTCCCAACAACATTGAAGAGTTCGCTAACAAGTTTATTCCCCGTAATAAAAAGATAAAAAACCACGCAAGGTAATCCGACCAAATTGACAGATGATATAATACTTGTGTTATTAGCATTGTGGTGAAAGCATAATCCACATAACAGCCTGCTGAGGGGCATAATCCAGCAAATAAAATGTCTGAACAAGACGAAGCGGTTGTAGATACCACAACATCTACCGAAGAAGAACACGATATAGTTCTTGACGATGTAGAGGAAACAGAGGACATTGACGTTCTTAAAGATAATCTAGCAAAGGCACAAGATGCCCAACGCCTGATACATTTAAGAGCAAAAAAAGCGGAGGCACAGGTAAGAGACTTAGAGTCTCAACTGAAAACTTCCGCACCTCAACCAATTAGCAAACCCCCAACGGATGACGCTATCCAAGCATATATTTTGAAATCACAAGGAATGTCTGACGACTTACTTGGAGAACTAAAAGTTATTGCAAAAGCTAGGGGCAAATCTGTTTTAGATACTGTAAACGACCCAATCTTTATTGCTATCAAGAGCCAAAAAGAACAAGAAGAGAAGTCTAAAAAAGCTTCCCTCCCTGCTTCTAAAGGTTCAGGACAAGCACAAGTAAAGAAAGGGTTCCAAACAGCAAACCTATCAGATGAAGACCACAAAGCTATGTGGAGAGAGACACAGTTGGGTTAATCATATAATAAAATGGCTTTAGGAACAGCAGGATTTACAGGAGGTAATGGAGGTGACCTTACTGTAGATATACCTCTAATATGGGGTTCAAAAATAAACGACTACTTCCGATACGAATTAAACTTGGCAGGGTTCTTCGTTGACCGAAGTGAAGAACTTTCAGACGGCGGTGCGGTGGTGTACACACCTGATATTTCTGCTTTGTCTACAAATACAAAGGTAGTAAATGCAGAAGTTACACTTTCTTCTCCAACTTACACAAACGTGACTCTTAGCGTTTCAACTTGGAAAGAGGCATCATTTGTTATTGAGGACAGAGAGGCGGCACAGTTAAAGAAAAGCTATTACCTACAAGAGAAAATCGCAAAAGGCGGTGCTTGGGAGGTTGCACAAGACTTGGAAGGTGAAATCGCAGGATTGTTCACAGGATTTACAACTAACATTGTAGGTACTGCTAGTACAAACTTGGCGGACTCTTCTCTTCTTGCGGCGATTGCTTTGCTTGAAACAGCAGGAGTACCAGTTTACGGAGGAATGACTGCTTGGATTTTTCATCCAAACACTTTCTACCGACAAATTGGTTCAGTAGATAAATTGACACTATGGCAGAACACTTCAACAGAACTACCTCGTTCTAAACAACCGACTCGTTCTTTGTACAGTATTCCAGTTATAGTTACACCAGAAGTACCATTAGGTGCTGGTGCAGTAGGAGAAAACTCTGCTCGATTGAATATGCTTGCTAACAAAGACGCTATCCACTGGGCGAGACTATCATTACCTGTAAAGGCGATGAAAGGTTTTGTCGGTTCAGAAGGTGTCCGAGTACAGCAATCTTATGTTCACGAGTATCTTGGAGATTTGGTAACGATTGACCTTTGTTACGGAGTTGTTGAAAACCGAGACAACGCAGGAGTCAAAATGCGTTCACACAGTATTGCAGTAGGTCTTTAGGACTTATCGTGTATTGTCAAATTACCACCTTCGGGTGGTTTTTTGTTTGCACACTTTACATATAGCGTGTATAATATAAGTAATGACAATAAATATTGCTCCTAGAATGGCTCGCAAGAGCAAGGTCGTGGATATGGCAGGTAACATAATAGACTTACTAGATGAAACCAGTGGTGGGTATATTATTCGCCGCAGGCAGATAGTTAATCCTGAAAAGTGGCAAGAACACTTACAAAAAGAGCAGGATAAAAGAAAAGCCGCACAAGCTATGACTGAGGCGATAAGTAATCCGTCATCAGTAGATAGAAATGTAAACCCAAAAGAAGAAAGTGCGTTGAAGGTTGAGGTTGAGGGGCTTAAAAAGCAATTAGCAGAATTATTAGAATTAGCAAAAAAATAATATGACAGGAAAAGAAAGACAGTGTGATGCGTGTAAACTTATTTATCACTTTAGTGTGAAGCACGAGTGTGCTCCAGTAGAAGTGAAAGTTAAAAAGGTTATAAAGAAAAAGTAATGCGAATATTGTATATACCAGGTCGCTATGCGTTCTGTTATTACTATCGGGGTTACTTGCCAGGAGTCTACTCAGAACAAATGGTTGTTAGTGATTTTATCAGGTCAAATGGGGCTTCCACTAATTCAGACACAGTTGTAGAAATGGCTGTCAAAGCTGATGTGGTTGTAATGCAAAGACCCAATGAGAGGAATAGTTTATCCCTAGCTAAGTCAATCAAGCGGGCAGGAAAGAAACTTATCTTTGAGAATGACGATACCTATTTAGCAGGTAAGGGTATTCCACTTGAAAGGTTAGAGAATGACGCACAAAGAAAAATAGCGACTGAAATGAGCCAGATAGTAAAAGATGTTCTAAAAATATCAGACGGAGTAATCGCTTCAACTGAAACTTTAGCTAAAGAGTATGCCGAGATAAATCCAAATGTAGTAGTTTTGAAAAACTGTATCGACCCGCTAGACGAGTTTCCTTGTAAAGAGAATAAGACAGGAAAGTTTCGGCTTGGGTTCATCGGGTCAGTTACTACCAATGACGACTATTTACATATCAAAGACCAGATTAAAAGACTTGATGAGCGAGGCGACATAACAATAGTGGTTTTGGGCGTAAAGTATAAAGACGGAACTCATTTACCCTTTATGCAAATGGATTATGACTTTTGGTCATCATTAAAGAATGTAGAGTGGCAGTCTTATGTCCCTGTAGCAGAGTATATGATGACTGTCGCAGACTTAGCTTTAGACCTAGCGATAATCCCCCGAAAGGATAGTTACTTTAATCGTTGTAAGAGTAATATAAAGTTTTTAGAGATGTCCTTATTAAATATTCCAGTAATCGCACAAGGATTTGCAGACGGCACAAGTCCGTATCAGGGTGTGGATAGCTCGTATATGTCGGTTGTTACAGATGACAATTCGTGGTATGATAGAGTAGTTGAAATTAAAGAAAATTATGCTACTTACTCCGACCTAGCAAAAAAGGCACACGACTATGTGCTGGATAATTATAATATAAAGGATTTTGCGATTGAGTGGACAAAAGCAATAAATAAACTATGTCAGACGAAGAAATAAAAAAGAAGATTAAGCATATTTGGAAGTTTGAAGCTAATCAAGAAGATGTTGATTACATTAAACAGACAAAAGGTTTTTGGGGAAATTACTTTTTCCAATTACAATTATCAAAGAAACGAGGAGGTTTTTTATCATAAAAACAAATAATTATAGACAAAAAAATATTAAGTGAAAAGAATTACACAGGCACTAGAAAGATTTTAATAAATGACGAGAAAGTAAGGACACTAAAAGGTGAATTAAAGAAGCTACAGTTAGAGATTAACCCTATCCTAGACGGTCTTGCGCCAACCTTTGCTAAGTTTGGAGCTACCAACAAGGTAATCGCTGAACATCAGGCAGAAATCAAGCGACTCAATGAGGAAATACAACCAGATAAAGACTTTTATGAAGAAGAAATGAAGAAAATTGAGCCGGCAGAAAAGAAAGCGAGACTTATCAAGGACAAGTTAGAGCCATTAGTGATTAAGCTCGTAGAAGACCAGCTCGGAGAGTTTGAAAAACCTTTACACGTTACAGAAGATGATAAAACTGGAGATATATATGTAGAAGTAGAAGACCAGATAGAAAAAACCATTTTAAGAATTAGAGAACATAACGCCAAGAGTAAATAATGATTTTAGTAACTGGACACAAGGGTTTTATAGGTAAAAAGTTGTTCGCAAAATTAGATGCTATTGGAATTGATTTTGTTGAAGGGAACAATTTGCTTTCTTGCCAGCTACCAGATGTAGAAGTTATATATCACCTCGCTTCTCAGTCTTCAGTAGAAGCGTCTTGGAACGACCCAGTACACGATATGGATAATTTAAGAATGATAGCTCGTCTAGTACAGAGATACCCAAACGCTAAAATAATCTACGCAAACTCTTGTGCTTCATTGGGAAGTAACAGCCCTTACGGGTTTTCTAAAAGGGTATCAGGTGAATACTTAAAAACCTTTCATACTAACTATGTAAGTTGTGTGTTTCCTAATATCTACGGGGCAGGAAGCCGTAGCGTGGTGGATATTTTCAAGGGGGAGGCGGAGGTTACTGTCTTTGGCGATGGTAAACAGATACGGGACTATGTTCACGTTGATGATATAGTTAAAGGACTGATACTAGCTAAAGAATGGGCTTGTGGTGAATATTTTATGGGTAGTGGGGTTGGTACAAGTGTTTTAGACCTTGCGAGGAGTAAGGGAGTAACTTTTGCACCCGCAAGAAAAGAGGACAGAGAAATTGTTGTACAAAACACCACACCCAATTGGAGACCTATTATAAACGTAAACAAATACATAAATGAATAAAAAAATACTTTTAACTGGAGTGTCTGGCTTTGTGGGTTCGCACATACTCCGTCACATATTAGTAAACACAGACTGGAATGTTGTCGGCATAGCTTCTTGGAAGCATAAAGGCACACCAGAGAGAATAGAAGAAACTTTGAAAGGTCACCCAGAATGGAAAGACCGAGTGGAGATAATAACCCACGACCTTGTGTCACCATTCACCTCAATGACCAAGAAGCGTATCGGTAAGTGTGACATTATTTTGAATGTAGCGGCAGAAAGCCACGTTGATAGAAGTATCACAGAGCCACGACAGTTTATTGAGAACAACACACAAGTTGCTCTAAATATGCTGGAGTACGCAAGAGAGTGTCCACCAGAAGTCTTCTTACAATTCAGTACAGACGAGGTATACGGAGTTGCACCTTTAGGCACAGACCACAAGGAATGGTCACCAATTATCCCAAGTAATCCATATTCTGCGTCAAAGGCGTGCCAAGAAGCTATCGCTATTTCATACTGGAGAACTTACAATGTGCCTTTGATTTTAACGAATACAATGAATATTTTTGGGGAGTTTCAAGACCACGAAAAGTATCTAGCTAAAGCAATTCGTTGTATAGAGAATGGCGACACGCTAACAGTACACGGAAAGGTGGGTAAAATTGGCTCACGCTATTACTTACACGCAAGGAATATGGCAGACGCAGTTTTGTATATAGTAAAGAACCTCAAACCAACTTCCTATGTTCAAGACGAACATCTTGTGCCAGACCGATACAACATTGTCGGGGATATTGAATTAAACAACTTAGAGATGGCAGAAACTGTGGCAGAGATAATGGGTAAGACTTTGAATTATGAGTTAATTGACCACCACACCACCAGACCTGGACACGATTACAGATATGCACTAGACGGACAGAAGCTAAAAGATTTGGGCTGGAAAGCACCTCTGACCTTCAAAGAGTCTTTAACCAAGTACATTAACTGGACACTAGAGAACAGGAACTGGCTATGATACCAATGTATAAAATAAGTGGGCGTCTAGGTAATCAAATGTTCCAGATAGCGTATATCTACGCACAAATGATGAGAAAAGAAGTGTCAGACATATATGTTCAAGACCCTGCCCTATTCAGTGAGTACGAGCAAGATATTAAACAAATGTACGGGGCTGATATAAAGCCGATAGACCAAGTGGCAATTCACGTTAGGCGTGGAGATTATGTGGGTAATGAGTTTTATGTGGACTTATCTACTACTAACTACTACGAGCGAGCTATGGCAGAGTTTCCTGACGCAGACTTCCTTGTTTTCAGTGATGACATTGAGTGGAGCAAGCAACAAAAGATTTTCAGTAAGTGCGAGTTTTCTACTGGGAACGAGATAGATGATATAAATATGAT